GCTTCATCATATATTAATCTTAATTTATCATCTGTTTTTGCTTTAGTATAAACACCTTTAGATGTTTTAACTAAATTACTTGCATCATCAAATAATTCCTCAAAATTAGGTATATATTCTATATTCCAAGAAATTCCTCCTGTTTCTTTATTTATATCCTTAACGGTTGATTTAATCCCACCAGAAATTTTAACATCTCCTACTTTAAATTTACCCGTTTTATCAACTTTAGGTAGATTATCTTCAGGAGCTTCAGTTAATTTTTTTATTATGTTTTCTATTTTACCCATTTGCTACAGTTAATTCTTCTAATAATGAATGATATTGTAACAGATCAACTAAATGTTTACTTTTAACTGAAGTTCTTTTATTTATTTCTACAATTAATCTATCAATTTCTTGTAATTTAATTTTTGTAGCCTCATCAGTAACTTTTGTTGTGTGTTCTTTTAGTGATGTTTTTATATTAACTATTTCTTTATTGAAAAATTTTTTTAATACTGGACCATTATCAGCTGAGTTGATAAACTCTTTAAGTATTAATTTTTGTTTTGTATTTAAAGTATCATATTTAGTATTAAAATTTTCTAATAATACATGATATGTTAATGTACGTAAGTCTTTATCATATGATTTAAACTCATCTAACACTGTGTCTTTTATTTTATCAGTATTTATTTTACTACTTGATACATGCTCTAATATAGTAATTTTATTATCTACTACTTGATTAGGGTTAGTTGGTTTATCTGTGTTATATATTTCTAATAATGTATATAATGAAGCTTGTGCTTTATAATCAGATAATTTAGTTTTAAATAATTCTTCTAAATTATAATGTTTTTTTAATTCTTTAATTAATCTATATTTTTCACCTTTTAATTTAGACTTATTGAGTTTTTTAGATTGCTCTAATATAGTATTTAAAACCATAGAAGCTCTATGTTCTGTAAGATTTTTTACCTTAAACATAGTTTCATACAGTTTATACTCTTTTCCCAATTCAGTATTAACAAAATATTCTTTTATTATCTTAATTGCTTTGGAATTCTTCCCTGATAAAGTATCACCAGTAATTTTCTTCACTAAGATCTCGAAGAGAATACCGGTATTTTTAAACTTTGAATGTTTTATATACATCAATATTTATTTTAGTATAAATATATTAAGATTCTTGTTCCTTAATATTTGATTCATCAAGAAGCGACGATTTTGCCTTATCTTGCTCAAATACCATTTGTTTCTTGCCAGGAATTGAATTTAACATACTTTGGTGTTGTAAAAATTGGGTATTACCCTCTAATGCTAATGCACTTTTGCCTGTGGCATTATAATCTTTTTTCATACCTGCAGCACCTAATCTATCTTTTCCAAAATTATCATCTTGGGTATTTCGTTTAGTTGCTTTTTCAGTAGGTCGACCTAAAGGGGTTTTATCATCTGTTCCTTCTTTGTAACCATCAGGTACATTTGCTGGGTCAGAATACATTCTACCTGATCCATATAATGAAGCTAAATCATGAGGTGTACCATATGATTTACCTGTTTCAATTGGATCATTACCTTCAGCTTCAATTTGAGCAGTTCTAAATGTACGTTTAGCATCTTCTCTAATTAAATCTCTATATTCATCAAATTGATCTTCACTTAAATGGAATATATGTTCATAAATCCAATCTGTAGGTAATAATTTAGTTTCCATCATTTGAGCAGCTAAGTCAACTTTTTCTTTCATTAACGCTATTCTTTCTTGATCATAAATGATTGAAGGGTTAGTTAATGATAATTCAAAGTTACCTAATTGCTCATCTCTATACCCTTGAGTATATAAATGAACTAATGCTATTTTATATAATTCTGAAACTACAATTCTTTGTATACGTTCTATTGTACGAGCAAATCTAATGTCTTGAGCTGCTAGAGTAGCTTTACCATCTGAATTTTCATCATACCCCATAAATTGTTTAGGTACTTTTAAAGCTGCAAATAATTTATCTCTTAAATACTCAACATCCTGAATTCCATCCCATTGTAAACCATTTAAATTTTCAATTTTAGTTGCTTGATCATTTCCTCTAACTGGTATATAAAAATCTTCTAATATGTTTTGCATATTATATTTTAGGTTATATTCACCAGTATCTTGATCTACAAATGGAGTACGCTTTAATTTACTTAAAGTTTTTTCCATAAATGCATCTACTTCATTTGGAGGAATAGCTCCAACATTCATATAGAAAATACGCTTTTCAGGTGCACGTACAATTCTGTGGATTAACATTGCATCTTCCATTAACGTATATTGCTTAAATAACTTTCTAGCTGGTTCAATATATGATCTACCGTAAGGTAAGAAATTCATATCAGATAATAATCTAAAATGAGCCATTTCATAATTATCAAATATTATAGAAGCTGCTTGATTACCAGAATTTGGTACATTATAATAACCATATGTTGAAGTCGAAACACCTTCTGGCTCAAATCTAAATTTAACTTCCATTGGGTTATTATCTTCTCCAGTTTCAGGATTATGACCTATTTGTCCCTCTATTCTTTCAATATGAAACGCAGTATAAGGTATTACATTATAAACACCAAATTTTTCTGCAACCTCTAACTTTAAGAAGAAATCACCATATTTACACATATTACGAATCCAAGGCCATAGATTAAATTCTATGTTTAATACATCATAAAATAAATTATAAAGTATTTTTTGTATATCTTCATCTGCTGATTTAATAGATAATACTTCACCCATGTCATTTTTTAGTGTGCTTTCGTCAGCTACTATATCCAATGCTGATGCTATAATAGCATCCATGTCCATTGCATCATATTCTGAATACAATAAAGGACGCATAACTTGGTAATTAAATGCGTTTTGTTGTCCATAAATAGATGTGCCTGAATTTGTATAAATTCTATTAAATCTATCTACTAAAGAATTTGTATCTAAATCACCTGTTTGTTGTGCTTTATTAACATCAAATACTTTAAGTTGATTACCACCAGCATTACGTATAATTACGTCAGTTGAAAATAATCTTTTTAGTCTTGAAAATAAACCTTTATCTGCCATTTTATTTTATATGTTTATAAATATTATATTTATTACCCTACTAACCAACTTACATCGTGGTCTTTACCACCTATGTTGACTTTATATGGGTTTTCTACATTACTACCGATAGCGTTATTACCTCCATAACCACCACTCCAATTTACTTTATTACTTTTTACACTACCTAATGTTGCTCTTGCCATATCTAAACTTTGTTGTTGAAATTTCAACGATGTATCACGTAGGAACATACCAATTCCAAATGACATAACCAAGTCATCATTGTAGCCACTTTGAGCTTCTGGTCTTCCATTACGCCAAATGAATACTTTCATTTCTTCAAGTAAACGTTTTGAACGAATAACTACGGATTTATCACCAACAAATTCTCTAAATTTATTAATACATAAAGGTCTTGTTCTCATTGACATTGTAAACCCTGGTACCATTTCACTACTACCTTCATATGCTCTTAAATATGATTCAGCAGTCATTTTATCTGTTTTAGGTGACTGATATAAATTTCTATATCCTCTTTCCTTAATTGCATCTAATGTAGCCCATCCTATGTTAGCATTCTCTACTACTAACATTGCATTATTATATTCAGTAGCTAATCCTGTTAAAAAATAACCAAATTCTTTTGGAGGTAATTGTCCTCTATATTCACCTACTTGTGTATTTGTTTCAACATCAATTATATGACATGCCGAGAAATCTTTACCATCACCTCTAGCAACGTCGGCTGCAATCATATATTCTCTTGAATAATCAGCTCCTTCCCAAATCCATAAATTTTGATCTACACCCCTTCTTTCTAGTGGATCTTGTATTGTAGTTTGTTGAATAAAATCAATCCACTCAGAATAAAATACTATATCACCAGAAGTACTAAAATCACAATCACATTCTTGTGCTGCCATTCTAGGATCACCTAATAATTCATCTTGTCTATTTCTCCATTCTTGATCTCTTTCAGGATGTACATCCCAAGGTAATCTAATAGGCACAAAATCATTTTGATTATTTTCTGCTGATACCCATGTTTTATGGAACCAATTTCCAGTACCATAAGGTGTACTTAATACTATAGCACCACCACCTGTAGCTAATGTTTGTTGAGCTGATGCCCATATTTCTCCAATTTGGTCAATGAATGCTGCCTCATCAATTAATAGCAAAGATACTGCTTCTGATCTACCAGCATCTGAACTTGCAGATGTTGCTTTAATTATTGAACCATTATTAAGTCGAAGTGATAGTTTGTTATTTTCTTCAGCTGGTATTTTTAACCATGAAGGTAAATTGTCATACATAAATTTTACCTTTGTAACCATGTTACGAGCTGTTTCTTGCTTAGTTGCAATACATAGTATATTTTTATCCTTATGAAATAACATCATCCATAAAGAATAACCTGCTGATAAAGTAGATATACCTAACTGTCTGGATTTAAGAATAATTGAGTAAGGATTTTCTTGCATTAAATGCAATACTTTTTCTTGAAATGGAAATAAATTAAACAGTATTCTACCCCTTTGTGGGTGTTGAATGTTGCAATATTTTTTCATAAAATGTGCAGGATCCTTGGCACATTTAAGATACTCGTGTCTTATTATTTGTTTTAAATCCCCGCTCATATTGATTTTTAGGTGGAACTATTACTTTTTTTTAACTTTTTCTATTGATCTACCTCCGAAGTAAGCACCAATGACTGTTATAAGTACTAGTTGTAATAAGTCTGTCCATTTTTCTTCAACTGTAAACTGAATAGTTCCAGCGTCAATGAATATCATAAGAACAGTAGAAACTACTAGAAAAATTAAAACCATAGGTCTTACATTTTTACTTAACCAACTGTCTGACTTCATATCAGCAGACCATCTATCAGTAATATTTTGTTCCATTTTAGCTTCATGTTCTAATATTAAAGCTTTAATTTTTCTTTCTGCGTCTAATTTTTCTTCTTTTGATGTGTGCAAGCTGTCTAT